TATTAATAAAGGAGACTGTTATGAGTAAGTGGACTTACGACCCATCCGAAACCATCAAAATTGATGGTAAGAACTTTCACCTGACACCAGACAGGAAAGAGTTCATCAATTGCCTTAAGGCAAATTTCCCCAACCAGGTTGAATTCAGTAAATCTGATTTTGACAAAGTTGGTCATGCACCATACTGGTTAAACAAGAAAGAATATTCTTTCAAACAACCTAATGGTTCTTATAATTTATCTATGATTCTTGCTGTAGATAATACACCTAGAAGTACATCAATACCTTCTATTGCTAAATCAAAAAACATGCCTGTTGCAGCTCAGACTGAGACATTAAATATTATTGAAGATAATGTTAAAATCATTCCTGAGAAAATGACAAACTATGTACCGTTTGGCCACTTCAAAGATGTTGAGAACATTATCAAGTCTAAGATATTCTTTCCAGTTTTTATTACTGGTTTAAGTGGTAATGGTAAGACACTTATGATTGAACAAGTGTGTGCTAAGTTAAAGAGAGAACTCTACAGAGTTAATATTACCATTGAGACAGATGAAGATGATCTAATGGGTGGTCATACTCTGGTCAATGGCAACATTTCTTTTAGAGAAGGTCCTGTTATCAAGGCAATGAGAAAAGGCGCTGTTCTTCTCTTAGACGAAGTTGATCTTGGTTCAAACAAACTTATGTGTTTACAATCAGTTCTTGAAGGTAAAGGTTACTTGATCAAGAAAACTGGTGAGTGGGTAACACCTGCACCTGGTTTTACAATTCTTGCAACTGCAAATACTAAAGGGCAAGGTTCAGAAGATGGCAAGTTTATTGGCACTCAGATTATGAATGAGGCGATGCTTGAGAGATTTGCAATCACTATGCAACAAGAATATCCTCCTGTTCATATTGAGAAAAGAATTCTCACTAAAGAAATGGAGTTGACTGGTGATGTTGATTCAGAGTTCGTTGAGAAACTTGTCGATTGGGCAGACATTATCAGAAAGACCTACTACGAGGGTGCAATTGATGATGTTATCACAACAAGAAGACTTGTTCACATTGTCAATGCATTTAGAATGTTTGGCGACAAACTCAAGTCTATTCAAATGTGTATCTCAAGGTTTGATGATGAGACTAGAAACTCAGTTTTAGACCTATACTCAAAAATTGACGCTGGGGTCGACTTAAATTCTGAAAACCCTGTTGACGAAATCACTGATAAAGATTATAATGATACAGATGAGTATGTTTAAAAAGAAGATCGACTATAAGTACAACGAGGGCGAACTCATAAAAGAGTTCGCTCAGTACATTGATAAGACTTACGACCAACATTACAGTTTGAACAAGTACCAAAGCACTGAGTTTATTATTGACTCAGGACATGGTGAAGGTTTTTGTATCGGAAATATAATGAAATATGCACAACGATACGGAAAAAAAGACGGAAAACAAAGAGGTGATATACTTAAAGTTTTACACTATGCTTTGTTTATGTTACATGTGCATGACAAAGAAGCGAGGGAGGCTACTAAATGATGAAGATTAGTTCTAATACTAAATCAATCCTAAAAAACTTTTCTACTATTAATCAAGGTATCAAAGTTAAAACAGGAAACAAGTTAGAAACAATTTCTAACATGAAGAATATACTTGCAGTGGCAACAGTAGATGAGAACTTTCCACAAGATTTTTCGATCTACAATTTACAAGAATTTCTAGGTGCAACATCTTTGATGTCTGATCCAGATTTTCAGTTTGGCGATGCAAGTTTAACAATATCAGATAACACTTCAGCGTTATCTTATTTTTATGCAAGTGACGGTATGGTTATTTCACCTGAGAAGATGATTAACATGCCAGATGCAGAGATCAAAATTGATCTATCATCTACACTTCTAAATGAGTTACAAAAGGCTGCAGGTGTTCTAGGTGTTGGTGATCTTATATTAAGATCAGATGGCACAAAGGTTACCCTAGAGGTTACTGATAAGAAAAATGCTACATCTAATACATTCTCCAGAACTGTAGGAGAAGGTAATGGTGTGTCATATGTTATGAACTTTAAGATAGAAAACCTTAAAGTTTTAGATGGCAACTATGAGGTGTTTGTATCTTCTAAAGGTATTTCAAACTTCAAAAACAAAGATGTAGACTTAGAATATTTTATTGCTTTAGAACCAGATTCTAAATATAATGTCTAAATATAAAATGGATAGTATAGTTACAGTCTCAGCTCTACTATCGGGAGTAGATCATATTTCTCATCAATCTTCAAGGGTGATCTACACACAGAAATCGGTGGGGGTTTCTGACTTATGAATGAATTTCTATTTGTAGAAAAGTATCGACCTAAAACAATAGAAGATACTATTCTACCTAAAACAATCAAAGACACTTTCAAAGAATTTGTAAAACAAGGTGAGATACCTAACTTACTATTGTGTGGTTCTGCAGGTGTCGGTAAAACAACAATCGCAAAGGCACTTTGTAATGAGTTAGGTGCAGACTTCATTGTGATCAATGGTTCAGATGAAGGAAGACTTATAGATACACTCAGAACAAAGATTAAAAACTTTGCATCAACTGTTTCTCTTAGTGGTGGTCCGAAAGTAGTTATACTTGACGAAGCAGATTACATATCTGCTGATTCTGTACAACCTGCACTCAGGAACTTTATAGAGGAGTTTTCTTCTAATTGTAGATTTATTTTCACATGCAACTACAAGAACAGAATCATACCACCACTTCATTCTCGAACAACTGTTATTGATTTCAATATCACACCTCAGCAGAAACAACAACTTGCAGGAGAATTTCTTAACAGACTACAAGAAATCTGTAATGCAGAGAACATACAAACAGACAAGGCAGTTCTTGCCGAACTTATTATCAAGTTCTTTCCTGACTTTAGGAGATGTCTGAATGAGATACAGAGATATGGTGTTAGTGGTGTTATCGATAGTGGTTTATTATCAACTCTATCAGAAGAAAAACTTACACCTTTAATCGATATGGTTAAAGATAAGAACTTTAAAGGCATGAGAAAGTGGGTTGCACAAAACTCAGACAATGATTTTAATACATTGTTTAGAAAGATATTTGATGCACTTGAGAGTAGATTAGAACCTTCAAGTATACCTGCTGCCGTACTGATCATTGCAGACTATCAATACAAGGCTGCATTCGTAATGGATTCTGAAATAAACTTTGTTGCTTGTTTAACAGAAATTATGTCAGAATGTAAATTTAAAGGAGACTGATATGGGACAATTTAATGATAGAGTAGAAAGACAGAGACTTCTCTTAGAGGCAGAGAAGTGGGCAAAAGAGATTGATGGCATTCATGCACATTCAATCAGCAGCATGTGGTACGACACAAGACCACAAGATACTGAAGATGGCAAAAGTGTTATCGATACACAATACAACAGTGGTCTCATCAAAAGAACTTGTGATGATGGTTCAGTCGTTTACTTTGGGGAAGAACTCAAAGGTGATGATCTTGTTGCAGAATATGTAAGAAGAAAAGTACCATCTGAATCTATGCGATTAATTAGATAATGTCTAAAATCAATCCCTTCGACTTCGTTAAGTCCGTATCTTATGACAAAAAAGATATTATGGTTGACGAGGTTGCAGAGAAATCATATGCACCGTTCTTAGTTAATAAGGCGTTGTCATACCACCAAGATGCGATTTTTTTCGCCAACGAAATGAACGGAAGACACCATCTTCCTAACCGTCTTCAATATTCGTTTTTGATAAATACCCTTAGAAGAAGAAATAGGTTCTCTAAATGGGAGAAACCTTATCTAAGTAAAAAACTCGAAGTTATTAAAGACTATTATCAGATATCAACTAAAGAGGCTAAAGAATATATGAATCTTTTATCTGATAAACAATACAATGAGTTGAAGAAAAGAATGAACATTGGTGGACATAATGGATGATTTAGTAAAAGATTTAGTTGAAATAACATTTGAGAAAGAAGATGACTTCTTAAAGATCAGAGAAACCCTATCCAGAATAGGTGTCGCTTCAAGAAAAACCAAAGAATTATTTCAATCATGTCATATATTGCACAAAAGAGGTAAGTATTACATTGTGCATTTTAAAGAACTCTTTAAGTTAGATGGTAAACCAACTAACTTAGATGAAAGTGATATTGGCAGAAGAAATACAATCGTATCTCTTTTAGAACAATGGAACTTAGTCAAAGTGGTAGATAAATCTATGATAGAGGAACCAAGAACACCTTTATCACAGATTAAAATTATACCATATAAAGAGAAGAGTGAGTGGACATTGACCGCAAAATACTCTATTGGTGTCAAACAGTAATTGTATAAATACTAGGCACATAAAAAAAAGGAGGCAATTATGTTTCAAGGCATAATCGACTTCGTTATGGGAATCTGGAATCTATTGATGATAGTTCCAGTTATTATATCAATTTGTAGTGTTATTGTCGCTATGACACCAACACCTGCAGATGATAAACTATGGGCGAAAGTCTATAAGTGGTTAGAAGTTCTAGCCCTTGCTATCGGTAAAGCAAAAGACAAGAACCCATTATTGGATAAATAGTAAATTAGGAGATATATATTATGGACTTTGCTATATTTTTAGTAATCGTGGCTGTAATCGCTTTCTTCGTATGGAGAAACAATAAAAAAGATTCTACCTCTACTACTGTTACCACAACTGCTGGAGTTTCTGCTGATAGAAACGGCGATAAAGTTGTTTCAAAAGCAGAACTAAAAAAACTTACTAAAGTTCAGTTGGTGCAAATGGCAGAGAAAAGAAGTCTTTCAGTTAAGAAGTCTGGCACAAAAGCAGACCTTATTAACGAAATTCACAGTCAGTTGAAGTAACCCTAAATCACTTCATTTAAAG